CCCTCAGTACGGGGACTACATTATCGCTATCGATTTGGCAGGATTTGAAGAGGTGGCGAAGAACGCTGGCGCTACAAAGAAACGCTTAGACGAATCCGCTATCGCAATTGTAAAAGTAGAAGACACTGGAGATTGGTTCGTTGAGAAGATTGTACATGGTCGTTGGGACATTAAAGAGACAGCAGCAAAGATACTTCGACTTGTACAAGAATACCAGCCGATGGCTGTAGGAATCGAGCGAGGGGCGCTAAAGAACGCAGTGCATCCTTATTTAAACGATTTGATGCGTAAGAACAATGTCTATTTCCATATCACGGATTTGACGCACGGCAACAAGAAAAAGACCGAGCGAATAGCTTGGGCGTTACAGGGTAGGTTTGAACACGGTAGGATTACCCTAAACGAAGAAGAAGACTGGAAAGAGTTTGTAGATCAGTTACTCCAGTTCCCTACCGCTAATGTCCATGATGACCTTGTGGACGCACTGGCGTATATCGATCAGATGGCTTTGACTAGCTATCAGCAGGATTACGAAGACGAGCCTTATCAAACTTTAGATGTTATTTCTGGTTATTAAAGGAAAATCATGGCAGAATTTCAAAAAGAAGAACTCTCACAAAACGAGTTTGACCAACCAACCGAATCAGACAAAGAGATTGTTGAGTTCGTTGTCAGTCACTGTGATCGCTGGCGTGATCATCGTGATGATAATTATCTTGTAGAATGGAAAGAATATGAAAGAATATTTAGAGGCAAGTGGGCTGCAGAAGACCGTACTAGAGAATCTGAGCGCAGCCGTATTATCTCCCCAGCGACTCAACAAGCTGTGGAAACAAGACACGCAGAGATATGCGAAGCTATATTCGGAAATGGAGAATGGTTTGACATCTCTGATGACCTTGTGGACCAACAACCTTTCGATGTGGAAGCAATTAAGCGACAGCTCAAAGAAGACCTAGAAAAAGAGAATATTAGGAAGGCTATTACTCAAGTTGAGTTAATGGCTGAGATTTATGGTACCGGTATCGGTGAGTTATCTGTTTCTAAGAAAACAGAGATGTATCCTCAGACCATGCCAATGGCAGACGGAACAGCCGCATACGGAGTGATGGAGAAGGATTACACTTGCATTAAATTAAATCCTATCAATCCTAAGAACTTCTTAATTGACCCTAACGCCACTACCATTGAAGACGCAATGGGAGTTGCAATCGAGTCTTATGTCTCTATCCATCAAGTTGTGGCTGGAATGGAAAAGGGTATCTATCGTAAAGTGGATATTCAAGCCTACGGACAAGATGACGACTTAGAGCCAACACAAGAAGAAATCCAGTATACCGATGACAAAGTAGTACTCTTGAAATATTATGGATTAGTACCTCGTGAATACATTGAGCAATTGGAAAACAAAGAAGGTGAAGAAGTTGTTGACTTATTTCCGGAGGATAGCACTGCGGATCAGTATAGCGACCTCGTCGAAGCCATCGTTGTTATTGCTAATGGCGACCTACTACTCAAGGCAGAGAAAACGCCTTACATGATGAAGGATCGTCCTGTCGTAGCATATCAGGATGATACAGTTCCAAATCGCTTCTGGGGTCGTGGCACAGTCGAGAAGGCTTACAATATGCAAAAGGGCATTGACGCTCAGTTGCGTAGTCACCTAGATAGCCTCGCCTTGACAACGGCTCCAATGATTGCAATGGATGCTACTCGTCTACCTCGTGGCGCTAAATTTGAAGTCAAGCCCGGTAAAGCAATCCTTACCAACGGCAACCCAGCAGAGATCCTGTTCCCATTCAAGTTCGGTTCTACTGATCCCGGCAATCTAGCTATTAGCCAGAACTTTGAGCGTATGTTGCTACAGGCTACCGGTACTGTCGATGCTTCTGGTCAGCCAACACAGTTTACTCGTGATGGGGCTGCTCAGTTCTCAATGTCAATTGCTGGTATTATCAAAAAGTACAAGCGTACCCTAACAAACTTCCAAGAAGACTTCCTCGTGCCACTGATTCGTAAGGCAGCGTGGAGATTCATGCAGTTTGATCCTGAGCGTTATCCTGCAGCAGACTTTAAGTTCATTCCAATGGCTACACTAGGTATCATTGCCCGTGAATACGAGCAACAACAGCTTATTGCCTTGCTCCAGACCCTCGGTCCCGACACTCCAGTATTGCCAATGATCCTCAAAGGCATTATTGCTAGTTCTAGTCTACCAAATAGAGCAGATATGATCCAGCAATTAGACGCTATGATGCAGCCTAACCCAGAGCAACAACAGCTCCAACAGGCTAATACACAGCTCCAAATCGCTGCAGCACAAGCTGAAATTACTAAGATTCAGTCTGAAGCCACTAGAAATAACGCTTCTGCTCAGAAAGATGTGGTTTCGGCTCAATTGATGCCACAAGAGACGCAAGCAAAGATTATTAGCGGTCTAAGCCAGAATATTCGTGGTCAAGACAGCTCAGGAGAGTTTGCTCAGAGAGCTAAGATTGCTGAATTAGCATTAAAAGAAGAAGATATTAAGAGCAACGAGCGTATCGCTACGCTACAAATGTTGCAAAAACAATCAAAAAGTGCTTGACATTTTAACAAAACTGTGGTAATATCAGCCACAGTGTTGTAATTTTACAACATAGTTCCCATTACAGGAGAAAACTATGGACAAGCAACTAGAAAAGTACTATGAAGAGCGATTTTCCACGATGACTACGGTTGGGTGGAAACAATTCATCGAGGATGTTCAAGGAATATTCGATGCGGTGAATAAAGTAGCTCCGATTCAAAACGAAATTGATCTGTTCTTTCGTAAAGGGCAATTAGACATCCTTCAATGGGTTCTAACTCTCAAAGAAAGTACAGAACAGGCTTACGAAACGCTACTAAAAGACTCTCCGGGAGGAGCTCAGGATGAGTAGCAAAATATGTTCTTGCTGTAAATTAGAAAAGAACATTTCTTTATTTAGTAAAAACAGAGCACGAAAAGATGGTTTACATCCGTCGTGTAAAGAATGCAAAAATAAAGGAAATGCTAAATATCACAGCAAAAATAGAGATAAAGAAGCACAGTATTCACGGCAATATTACAAGAAAATTGCTAAGTTTGAAGTTGAAAAACGAAGAGAACTGACTGCTAGACGAAGAGCTAGAAAACTAAGTGCAACACCAAAGTGGCTTTCTGTTCAGCAGTTACAAGAAATAAAAAAGAAATATGCTTTAGCAACTATGCTGACACAGAACAGTGGCATAGTACACGCAGTAGATCATATTGTTCCTTTAAAAGGAAAAACAGTATGTGGTCTCCATGTTCCTTGGAACTTACAAGTTATCACACGAAAAGATAATTTGACAAAAAGTAACAAGTTTAACGAGGAGATGTTATATGCGTAGATTATTTGATTTCATCTGTGAAGATGGACACCAGCAAGAAAACTTGGTTAGTTATGAGGTAGCCACAGTTCCTTGTTGGTTGTGCGGTAAAGACGCACACAGGCAGATTTCTGCACCCCGTATTAGTCTCGATCCTGTTTCTGGCGATCATCCGCAAGCAACAGCAAGGTGGGCTAGACAGCGTGAAGAAAAACGCCTTAGAGAGCGAAAGCTCAATTCGTGACAAAGATACTGCATTAGCACCTTTGTTATTTTATAAATCCTACAATCACTTTGTGACAGGAGCAATATATGGCTGCAAATTTTGTTGAAAAAGAAGAACTGCTAGAAGGAAACTTTGATCAGATAGATACACCGGCGGACCAACCTCAAGAAGAGACTCCGACGACAGCACCTACAGAAGAACCCAAAGCTGAAGACTTACCTGAGAAGTATAAAGGTAAATCAGTTGAAGACATCGTAAAGATGCACCAAGAGGCTGAGAAGTTAATTGGTAGACAAGCCCAAGAGGTTCATGAGGTTCGTAGCTTAGCAGATCAGCTCCTCAAGCAACAACTCGAAACTAAACAGCAAAGCAAGCCGGCTGAAACAGTTCAAGAAGAAGATTTCTTTGCTGACCCCAGACAGGCTGTTCTAAAAACAGTAGACCAGCACCCAGCAGTACTTGAAGCTAAACAAGCCTCACTCGAATTAAAGAGAATGCAAACTGCACAGAAACTGCAGTCTAAGCATCCCGACTTTATGGATATAGCGCAAAACGCTGACTTCCATGAATGGATCAAAGCAAGTCCAATTCGTGTTGATTTGTTTACAAAAGCTGACGCTGAATTTGACTTTAACTCGGCTGATGAACTTTTAAGCACCTATAAGGCGATTAAATCAGTTCAGACTGCACAAGTTAAAACACAAGCAGCAGAAACACAAGCTAAAGCTCAAGATACAGCATTACGGGCAGCTTCGGTTGATGTTGGTGGTACTGGAGAAAGTAGTAGAAAGGTCTATCGAAGAGCTGACCTTATCAAATTGAAAATGACAGACCCAAATCGTTATATGGCTTTGCAAGATGAAATTCTTGCGGCTTATGCCGAAGGGCGAGTCCGTTAAACTTATTAATTTAGGAGATTTATAAAATGGCAACAGCAGCATATCCCGGCGGTAGTTCATCTATCGTCAACAAAACAGCAGCAGACAAGTTCATTCCAGAAATCTGGTCTGACGAAGTAATCGCTGCTTATCAGAAAAACCTAGTATTGGCAAACCTCGTCAACAAAATGACGATGCGTGGTAAGAAGGGCGACACGCTCCATATTCCTAAGCCAACTCGTGGCGTAGCTACTGCTAAAGCAGCTAACACTACAGTTACCATCCAAGCTGACACCGAGACCGAAGTATTAGTCTCGATTGACCAGCATTTTGAGTACTCACGTTTCATCGAGGACATCGTTGAAGTTCAGGCTTTGGCATCACTCCGTCGCTTCTACACAGAAGACGCTGGCTATGCTTTGGCTAAGAAAGTTGACGACACATTGTTCCAATTAGGCAAGTCCTTTGGTAACGGTGACGCTTCTGACTGGACACACAGCACCAGCTATTACATCGACGTATCTACTGGTCTCACAGCTTACGCTGAAGACACTGTAGTTGCTGCTGACGTATTCACTGACGCTGGCTTCCGTGCCTTGATCAAACTCATGGACGATGCTGATACCCCAATGGATGGTCGTTTCTTTGCAGTTCCTCCATCACTTCGTGCAGCTATCATGGGTATTGATCGTTACAACAGCTCTGATTTCGTTGATGGTCGTGGTGTAAACAACGGTCAGATCGGTCAGTTGTATGGTATCGACATCTATGTAACAAGCAATGCTCCAGTCATCGAGACTGACGCTAACAACAACGTTGGTGGCGATGTTAAAGCAGCTATCTTGGCTCATAAAGATACAATGGTTCTTGCTGAGCAAATGTCTGTTCGTTCACAGACTCAGTACAAACAAGAGTATTTGTCTACTCTGTACACTGCTGATACCCTCTACGGTGTTAAAGTAGTACGTCCTGAGACTGGATTTGTATTAGCTGTAAACGGTTAATTATAGGCATTCAAGACTCTCCGGTTTCGGCTGGGGAGTTTTGTCTTAGTGCATTCGATGAGTGTATTAAGACAAATAAATTATTACTGTCTATCAGGAAGGTAGGGTAAAACCATAGCGATATATAGAGGACCCGGCGGAGCAGGTGACGCTGTAGGAGACGCTTCTAGTGAAGTCTTATTAGCACTACAAGCTAAAGATGCTGCAATAGCTGCAGAGGTAGCTGCTGAAACAGCTCAAGCAGCAGCACAGACTTCAGCAACAAACGCTAGTAATAGTGCATCTACTGCAAGCACTCAAGCAAGTAATGCTTCAAGTTCTGCAAGTGCTGCTTCAACATCTGCAAGTAATGCTTCTACATCCGCTACAAACGCTTCTAACTCAGCATCTGCTGCGTCTACTTCAGCAACCAACGCTAGTAACTCTGCTTCCGCAGCAAGCACCTCAGCAACTAACGCAAGTAATTCTGCTTCTGCTGCTTCTACGTCTGCATCCAATGCAAGTACTTCTGCAAGCAATGCAGCTACTTCAGCGACTAACGCTGCTAATGCTCAGACTGCTGCTGAGACAGCACGAGATCAAACCTTAACAGCATACGATAACTTTGATGATCGGTACTTAGGGGCTAAAACTTCTGATCCTTCGTTAGACAATGATGGCAATGCCTTAGTAGCTGGAGCATTATACTTTAATAGTTCTCTTGGATCAATGAAGGTATACACTGGCTCTGTATGGGTTGATGCCTATGCTGCTGGTTCATCTTTCTTAGCTAAAGCAAATAACCTATCTGACTTAACAAATACAGCTACTGCTAGAACAAATCTTGGTTTAGCGATTGGTACTAATGTCCAAGCCTATGACGCACAGCTTGCTGATGTTGCTGGATTAACACCAACCGATAACGGTGTCATAGTTGGTAACGGTACTAACTTTGTTGTTGAGTCTGGTTCTACTCTCAGAACTTCTCTAGGTCTTGCTATTGGTACAGATGTTCAGGCATACGATGCAGACTTAGCTACGATTGCTGGGTTAACTCCTACAAACAACTATGCTATCATTGGTAACGGTACTAGCTGGACTTCTTCTGCACTTCCTGCTACAGGAGTAACTTCAGTATCAGGAACATCGCCTATCTCTTCTTCAGGAGGTAATACTCCTACAATTTCCTTAGATAACTCTGGTGTAACTGCTAATACTTATGGAAGTTCTTCTTCTATTCCTGTTATTACAGTAAGTGCCAAAGGTTTACTTACTTCAGTAACCACTGCTACGGTAGCTGGTGGTCAATACTTTGGTTCTGCTGCAGTAAAAGCAATTGCTTATAACGCTTCAAACATTGATGAGAATATTACAATGACTTATAACGGTATGTCCGTAGGAGCTATCACTATTGGCTCTGGTTATTCAGTAACAGTTAACGCTGGAGTAAGGTGGGTGATACTATGAGTATTGTAATGGTGGGATCAACTAGCGGAAGTATTACACTACAAGAACCAGCCGTTGCTGGCTCTACTGTATTAACTTTGCCAGCAGTAACAGGAACAGTTCTTACAACTACATCACCTAAAGCTGGTAATGTCATTCAAGTGGTTAGTGCTGAATACTCAACACAAGTTAGTATATCGAACACTACAACTTGGACTGATTCAGGTTTATCTGCTTCTATTACTCCTTCAAGTTCTTCTAGCAAAATATTAGTCATTATTTCTCAAGCTACACAAGTAGAAAGAGCATCTACATCGCCAACACTAGGAAATGTTCGTTTATTGCGTGGTGCTACAAGTATTTGGTCTAATACAGATTTTGTAGGTGGAATTGCCGCTACTGGAGCATTTAGCGTAGCAAATTGGAAAATTACTGGCTCTATTGTTTATTTGGATAGTCCAGCAACAACCTCATCTACAACTTACAAAACACAGGGCAGACCAAATTCTGCGGAAGCGAGCTACTCAGTTAATTTTCAAAATGCAGGAACAAATACCTCGACAATTACTTTGTTGGAGATAGCGGTATGAACCACAATGTTATATTTAAATTAAATCCTAGCGTTACAGTAATTCGTGGCGATATAGGATACGATGCAGACGGCAACGAAGTCGCATACGATAAAGTCGCAGTACAGGCTTATGTAGATGCTCATGCTTATATTGCTAAACGAGCATCAGAATACCCACCCATCACCGATTACATTGATGGTGTAGTAAAGGGTGACCAAGCACAGATTGATAAATACATTGCTGACTGCCTGGCGGTCAAGGCTAAGTATCCCAAAGGAGCCGCATAATGCCCTCAATTATTAACGCAACTACTAGCACGGGCCTTGTCACTACGGCTGACAACTCAGGCTCATTACAACTAGCTACTAATAACGGCACGACTGCGGTAACGATTGATACTTCACAGAATGTGGGGATTGGTACTACAAGTCCTACAGGAAAACTTGAAGTTACTGGCGGTCAGCTTAGGGTTACTGCATCAAGTGCAAGTTCAATGTTTTTGGTAAACCCATCTACAACTTATGCTGATGGAGTAGATATTCAAGCTACATACAATGGTGCTGGTTCATTTGGCCCATTAAAGTTTACTACTAGTGGCACAGAACGGATGCGTATTAACTCTGCTGGTCAGGCATTGTTTGGTGCTACATCATTATTAGGCTCTAGAAATTCACAAGTTGGCATTAACATCAACGGCAAAGATGATGCTTTGTTTATTCAAAACTACGGAAGTGGAATTGGTTGGGGTGTAACCATGCGACCAAGTAGTTCTTCAAGCGGTGGTAATGGTGATTGTTTTAACTTTACAAATACATCATTTACAACTGTTGGAACAATTGCAACATCTTCTTCTGCAACTGCATACAACACTTCTTCTGATTATCGTTTAAAAGAAAACATTGCACCAATGATAGGTGCTTTAAATACTGTTTCACAGCTTAAACCATGCACATATACATGGAAAGCAGACGGCAAAGATGGTCAGGGTTTCATTGCACATGAACTTCAAGCCGTAATACCTGATGCAGTTACAGGCGAAAAAGATGCAATAGATAAAGATGGAAACCCTAGATACCAAGGTGTAGATGCTTCATTTTTAGTAGCTACATTAACTGCCGCTTTGCAAGAACTAAATGCTAAAGTAGATGCACAAGCAGTTCGCATCGCTGAATTAGAAGGAGTAAAATAATGCCTATCACGCTCGATGGAAGTCTAGGGATTACAACTCCCATGTACAACGGGAGTATTACTGCTAATGCGGTAACTCCTGTAACTGGATTTAAAAATAGAATAATTAACGGACAGATGACTTTTGACCAGCGTAATGCTGGTGCTAGTGTATCTATTCCATCTACTGCAACTTTTACCCTTGACCGCTACGGCACAGTAGCAAGCCAAAGCAGTAAATTTAGCGTTCAGCAAAATGCTGGGTCAGTAACGCCACCTGTAGGATTTAGCAACTATTTGGGCGTTACATCATCTTCTGCTTATTCTGTACCAAATAACGAAATTTTCACTTTGTATCAAAATATTGAAGGTTTTAATACTGCTGATTTGATGTGGGGTACTGCTAATGCTAGAACCATCACGATTAGCTTTTGGGTTCGTTCTAGCTTAACTGGTACTTTTGGCGGTTCTGTTGCTAACAATGCTTTTGATAGAAGCTACCCTTATTCATACACAATTTCTGCCGCAAACACTTGGGAATACAAAACCATCACTATTGCTGGTGATACTACTGGTACTTGGGTAGGTGCAACAAATGGCATCGGTATGCGTGTTTATTTTCCTATTGGCGTAGGTTCTGACTTTACTGGTACTGCTGGTTCATGGCAAGCCGCTGGTGATATTTCAGCCACAGGTGCAACATCCGTAGTCGGCACAAACGGAGCAACTTTTTACATCACAGGAGTCCAGCTAGAGGTAGGCTCTACAGCTACTAGCTTTGATTACAGACCTTACACTACAGAATTTCAACTTTGCCAAAGATATTTTGAAGTTCATGGCGGTACTGCTAGTGCTTTCCCACAGTATTTTGGTTCTGGAAACAACGGCACTAATGTAGGATTAGCAATACCTTTTGCAGTTTCAAAAAGAACCGCACCAACTGTAACAGCTTTGGGAACATGGACAGTATCTAATTGTGGACAACCTTTTGCCGATAGTGCAACAATTCAAGGTTATCGTTTAGTGGCAACTTGTTCATCCACAAATACTATTCAATTTTATCCAGCAAGTTCATCTGAAAAAGTAACAATAAGTGCGGAACTTTAATTATGTATAAACTAACTCAATTAAATAATGGAATTATTCGCACAAGCGATAACGCATGGATTCCTTTAGACCCAGCCAACACAGACTACCAAGAATATTTAAAATGGCTTGAAGAAGGCAATACTCCATTACCAGCAGAAGGAACTGAATAATGACTGAAGCAGAATTAAAACTCCTAAGCCACGAAGAAGTATGTAAAGTTCGATACGAACAGATACACGCTAGACTAAAGAGACTAGAACAGATTCTCATAGGCACTGCTGGATTCATTATTGTAACCTTGTTAACTTTGGTACTTAAATGAGTAGACCGCACTCCATAGGTAAAAACCTAACTGCTAATGTTAAGACAACTGTCTTTACTGTTCCCACTAGAAACATTGCTAAGTGGACTTTATCACATATTAGTAATCACACTGGTGGTGATAAATCAGTTAGTCTTTGGTGGTACGATTCCAGCGAAAATACTGAGGTTGTGATTATTGACGGTTATAATCTTGATGCTAGAAAATATGTACAGTTTAATGGCGGTGCATATATAGTATTAGACGAAGGAGATGAGATCCGAGTACAGTCTGAGACAGGATCTGCAATGTCTATTACTGTGAGCATGGAATTAGAGCAACGCAGCACTATTCAGAACTATTTATAGGAGAATTAAATGCCACTCGCTAAAGGTAAGTCACAGAAGACAATCAGTAAGAACATCTCTAAGATGGTCAAAGAAGGAAGACCACAGAAGCAAGCAGTCGCAATCGCATTATCAACCGCTAAAGTAGCTAAACCCAAGAAAAGGAAATAATATGCCAATGGTCAAAGACAAGAAGTTCCCTTACACCGCTAAAGGTAAAAAGCAAGCTAAGACATACGCTAAGAAGACTGGTACTAAAGTAACTACTCCTAAGGCAAAGCCAATGAAGAAGATGGGAGCAATGCGTGGCTACTAAACCGGGTCTCTATGCCAATATCGCCGCTAAACGTCGTCGTATTAAGGCAGGATCAGGCGAGAAGATGCGTAAGGTAGGCAGCAAAGGCGCTCCTACCGCTAAAGCCTTTATCGAGTCTGCTAAAACAGCTAAGAAGAAGAAATAATGGTTAAGAAGGTATATCAGAATCCAGAAGGCGGTTTAAATGCCAAAGGAAGGGCTTATTTCAAGCGAACTGAGGGCGCTAACCTCAAACCCCCAGTTTCGTCAAAAGAGGCTGCAAAGTCCCCTAAAGCGGCTAAACGACGTAAGTCGTTCTGTGCAAGGATGGAAGGCGTAAAAGGTCCGATGAAGGACACCAAAGGTAGACCAACAAGAAAAGCCTTAGCATTAAAGAAGTGGGATTGTTAAGATTTTGCTTGACAAAATAGTCAAACTATGATAGGATAACGCATGGCTTCAATGAACTATATTCAACTTGTAAATGACGTACTTATTCGGTTACGAGAGCCAGAGGCTTCCTCGGTGTCGGATAACGCTTATGTTAAGCTCATTGCTCGTTATGTCAATGATTCTAAGCGTCAGGTTGAAGATTCTTATAACTGGAATGCTTTATCAGAGACGCTATCAGCTACAACTACAGCCGATGTCTTTAACTATGTATTAACTGGTTCTGGTCAACGATTCCGTGTTATTGATGTGTTGAATGATACCGATAACTTCTTTGTTGAGAACGCTTCTACTGTGTGGATGGATCAGCAGTTTTTATTGACAACTGCACAAAAGGGTAGTCCAAAGTATTACAACTTTAACGGTACAAACAGCAACGGAGATACACAAGTAGACTTATTCCCAATTCCTAACGGATCATATAATATTCGTTTTAACATTATTAAACCGCAAGAACCATTAGCAGTAAACGCTGATATATTATTAGTCCCACACGAGCCAGTCATTTTAGGTGCATTGGCTAGGGCGCAAGCAGAGCGTGGAGAAGATGGCGGTGTACAGTCCGGTGAAACGTATGTACTATATCGCCAAAGTCTTGCCGATGCAATATCATTAGAGTCGAATCGTTATATTGAAGAATCCCAGTGGAATTGGATCTAAATGGCTAGTCAACTACAGACATCGTCTATAGCAGCGCCGGGATTCTATGGACTTAATCTCCAAGAGTCTAGTATTACTTTGTCTTCTGGCTTTGCATTAAAAGCTCAGAACTGTGTAATCGACAAATATGGTCGTATCGGAGCAAGACGTGGATGGACTACTGTTAACTCCTCAGTTAATACTGATTTAGGGTCTGGCAATGCAGTAGAGTTCTTATTTGAAGTAGTAGATGGCGGTAGTAATCAAGTGTTAAGTGCGGGTAATAATAGATTATTCGTAGGGACTACTACGATGACTACTAAAACAGTTCGTAATGCTACTAACAGTGGCGACGCTACTTATACCATTACAGGTAATAACTGGCAAGGTGCTGCCATGTCTTATGGAGACGTTAGCGACTTCCAGCCTCATGTGTATTTAGCACAAGCCGCACACCCAATGCTAGTGTATCATGAGCTACCTACCTCTGGTGGTGGTTTTAATGATCACAATAGTAATACCTTTGGTTATCAACGAGTAGGAGATGCTGCTGCGTTACCTCTTAATCATAGCACATCAACATTTATGCCTAGCTGGGTACTCTCAGCATACGGAAGAATATGGTGCGGTGGTATTTCAGGAGATACTCAGACTGTTTACTTCAGTGACTTACTAGCTGGTACAGACTTTCAGAACGGAACTGCTGGCTATATTAACCTACAAGAAGTTCTCCCTAACGGAGATCCTGTAGTCGCTGCGGCAGCGCACAATGGATATATTATATTCTTTGGTCGTAAGAACATTGCAGTATACGGTAATCCGTTAGATACAGGAGCATTAACTCTTGTTGAGATTATCTATAACGTAGGATGTATTGCTAGAGATTCAGTACAGAATATTGCAACTGATGTCTTATTCTTATCTGACTCAGGAGTTCGTAGTTTACAACGAGTAATTCAAGAGAAGTCCCTACCACTGCGTGATATCTCTAAGAATGTTCGTGATGAATTAATGACTGCTGTAGCATCTGAGACAGACTTAACTAAGATTAAAAGCATCTACTACGAAAGAGATGCTATATATTTATTAACGCTTCCTACAACTAAGTTTGCATATTGTTTTGATACTCGTGCTTCATTACAAGATGGTTCTATGCGGGTAACTATTTGGGATAGCATCGAGCCTAAAGCATTCTTTGTTACTCAAGCAAGAGATTTATATATAGGTAAGCCGGGATATATCGGTAAATACTTTGGCTATGCGGATAATACTGCTAGTTATCGTCTGGCTTATTATACCAACTACTTTGACTTTGATGCGTCTACAAACCTTAAAATCCTAAAGAAGATAGGTTGGGTATTGATTGGCGGTACAAATCAACCAGTAGCTGTTAAGTGGGGATTTGATTATAGTGAAAGCTATCAAGCTACTACTTATAATTTAGATGCTGCCACAGTTTATGAATATAATAACTCTACTATAGATACTATCCCCGGATCGTCTGAATATAACATTGCTGAGTATACTTCAGGTATTGTTTTAGATCGTTTTAATATTAATGCTGGTGGTCAAGGAACTGTAATGCAATTAGGATTAGAAGCAGATATTAATGGAAACCCAGTTTCAATTCAGAAAATAGACGTAGCAATTAAGCAAGGAAAGACTTTAGTCTAAGGACATAACATGGCAAACTATACAAAAGCAACTAATTTTACAGCTAAAGACGGATTACCTACTGGTAACTCAGGTAAGATTGTTAAAGGTACAGAGATTGATACAGAGTTCACAGCAATCGCTTCTGCTATTTCTTCTAAGGCAGATCTAAATAGTCCTGCTTTAACAGGAACTCCTACAGCACCTACTGCGTCTGCTGCTACGAACACAACACAATTAGCTACTACTGCTTTTGTACAGACAGCTCTATCAGCAGCGTTTACATCAGGTATGATTATGATGTGGTCTGGTACAATCGCTACGATTCCTACAGGCTGGGTTCTCTGTAACGGTTCTAATAGCACTCCTGATCTTCGTAATAAGTTTGTTATCGGTGCTCATAGTGATTCTGCTGGTGTTGCATACACAACTGTAACTGGAAGCAATACACAGTCTGGTGGTTCTAAAGATGCTATTACAGTAAGCCATACACATACTGCTACATCTAGCGTAACAGATCCCGGACATCAGCACAATGTAAGAACATTCCGTGGTAGTGCTCCTGATAATTTTATCAGCGGATCATTCTCTAATTCTCAAGTAGAGACTTATAACACAGAAACAGCAGTAACTGGAATTTCTGTAGCTACTACTGTTGCGTCTTCTGGTTCTAGTGGCACAAATGCTAACTTGCCTCCATACTACGCATTAGCGTTCATCATGAAAACGTAGAAATGCGTAAAACAACAGCAGAATATAGCAGAATATCTAGAGAGAAGAAAGACCTAAGATGAAAGTACCTGTAGTCTTAAGAGACGACTACACCATGTACTTAGAGTTCTTTGAAGGAATGTTGTGGTTTCATACAGATGTACATAAGTGGACACCGGAAGTAAAGGCAAAGTATTTAGAAGACTTAAATATACTGCAGTATTTGGTTAACAGTCCTTTGCTTGCAATGATTAATAAACGAGATAAGAAACTAACTAAATTTACAAAAGTAATTGGTTTTAAATATGAACAACCCTTTTTAGGTAATGATAAACAAATGTATGATATCTACAGTAGGAGCAAATAATCATGGGTAGCTTTGTTAGTGCAATCGCAGGACCAGCGCTTAATATTGTCGGTGGTCTTATTAGTGGAGGCAAAGGAGCAGATGCTGCTAGAGGACAGGCGGAAGCGCTTCGTGCTGCAGGTCTACGTGCTTCCGAAATGGCACAGTTTCGTCCTATTGGACTGAGAACTGGCTTCGGAACTTCTAATTTCCGAGTAAACGAACTAGGACAAGTCGAAGAAGCTGGTTATACATTAAATCCAGAACTAGAAGCTCTTCGTAATCGTTTTACGATAGGAGCTACTGGATACGATCCTACTCGTTTACAACAACTAACAGAACCTATTTATGGCGGTGCAACATCGCTATTTAACTTAGGTGGTAGCTATTTAGGTGCAACTCCACAAGATGTTGCAGCTAAATATATATCAGATAGGCAAAGTTTACTACAGCCTAGTCGTGCTGCTGAGTTTGGTCGATTACAGGCTCGTAACTTTGCTACTGGTCGTGGTGGTCTAGGTGTTCAGACAGGCACAGGCGGAGCGCCAGCAAATCCTGCATTACAAGCATACTACAATTCTATCTTCCAACAAGACAAAGCACTAGCTGCAGAAGCAGACCAAGCCGCTATGGAACGTATTCGTTTTGGTGGAGAACTATACGGTGCTGGCGGTAAACTTGCTTCAGGTATTCCAACACTCTTTAGCGGTTCATTCTTGCCAATCGAGACACAACTTAACTTGGCTAAGAGCATTGAGTCTTTAGGACAAAACCCATATCAGATGAGTCTTGATTTAGCTGCTGCACAGGCAGGTGCTGGCGCAAGAGCTGGTCAGTTGTATTTAGACCCACAAAGAGCAGCAGCGGATGCCTATGCTAAATATCAAGGCTATAGTCCATTAGGGACAGCAATAAGTGGTTTAGGTAGTTCAATGGGAGGCGGGGGTGGATTTAGTCAATTAGGTAATTTGTTTGGTAATTATTTAACTCGTCAATCGAATCAAGCAGAACCCGGCTTTGTCGGACCGATCTATTAAATAAGGAACAATAATGGCTCAAAATATCGTAAATAACTTATTTGGTATTGATCCAGAAGCGTTGCAACAGCAACGAGCTGCTACTGACTTCTCTAACGCATTTAGATTTGCTCAATTAGATCCACTAGAAAGAGCTAATCTAGCAATCTATCAAGGCAGTGCTGGACTAGGTCGTGGAATTAATCAGCTTCTTGGCGGAGATGAACAGCTTAATCGTGCTACTAAGGTTCGTGAGATAGCCTCACAATTCAACATGGCAAATCCCGGTGAAGTTATGGCATTTGCTAGAGAAGTAGCTCCGTTTGCACCAGATGTTGCTCAAGCAGCAATTAAGCGTTCTAATGATATGACAACATCTATGTTGCAACAGAGGAAAATAATTGCAGAAACAGAGGCTAAAGGGCGTGAAAAATTACCTACAATTGGTCAGTTACAAGCCTATCGTGATCAATTAATTGCCGATTTTGGTGAAAATGATCCTAGAGTTAAAGAAGTTAATGCTGTTATTAAAGCTGAAGGCGAAGGAAAAGGAACTAAGATTGTCCTTCCCGGTGAAGCAAGCGATAAGATTCTTCGTGAGAAACGTACTGGTAAATTCTTAGACCTCGAAGATGCTGCTATTACCGCTGCTGATACAATTCAGATTACTCGTGATTTTAATAATGTTTTAGGTAAGGCATTTACTGGAACTGGTGCTGGAGTTAAATTAACAGCTTCGCAGTTTGCCAATGCTTTAGGCGTTAATGTTACCGGAACAACAGAATCTGAACAATTAGACCAATTATTCGCAGCATTGACTGTCGGTCAAGCTAAGAATCTAAAAGGAGCTTTATCTGACAAGGACGTTAAGTTCTTGAAAGAGGCTGTAGGTTCTCGTGGATTAACCAAAGAAACACTGCAGAATGTTATTGAGCGTATTGAGCGTAATGCGTTAATTGATCAAAGAACATTTGATTTAGCTCAAGGCTATACTGGCGATATGGCTAAGATTAATATTAATGAATTCCGTAAACAAGCGCAAAAAGATGTTAATGATATTTTTGAAAAGCGTAAGCGTTTACAGCAATTAAGACAAAAAGCTGGACCACAACCTCAGTAAGGATAAATAATGGCTTTGACTGCTGCAGAACAAGAAGAATTAGCTCGTTTGGAAAAAGAAGTAGGTGGTGATAGTTCTTACCAAAGTGTTTTAATTAATCCAAATCAGCCTCAACCAACACTAACACAACAACTTGGTCGTAGTTTTATTGAGACACTTCCTGAATTAGGAGGAATGATTGGCGGTACTGTTGGCGCACTAGGGACGAGATCTCCGACAGGCGCTAGAGTTGGAGCTGCGGCTGGCTCTGCTGCAGTTCGCAGTATGATTGGTGCTGGCGCTGGAGGAGCTACCGGAGAAGCAGTTCAACAAGCTATTACTGGTCGTCCATCTTTATTTGGTGTTGCTCAATCCGGTATCGAACAAGCTACTTACGATGCTGCTGGTAATCTAATATTCTCTGCTGGTGGTAAAGCCTATCGAGTAACCAAAGACTTTATCAAAAGTAAACTAGGTTCAGAGACAGCTCAGATTGATAACGCAATCTTTCAAGCTGATAGACTACTCAAACAAGAAGGTAGTTTTGGTTTAACTCCGTATCAAGCTACAGGAAGTCAACTTGAAGGAGTTATGGAAAGCCTTGCTCGTGGTTCGTTCACAGCAAAGCCGATTATGGCTAAAGCTGATTTAGCTACAGAAAAGGCTATTCAATCTGCTAAAGGCAAGATTCTTGACGATATTACAACTGGTGTATATGATAGCGTTGCTACAGGACGGGCTTTTGGTGAAGCTATCAGTGCTGGTGATAAAGCATTAAAAGATACTGTTAAACCTTTCTATACGACATTATCAGAGCGTACAGGCGTTACTGTTGATTTAGTTCCACTACAGATTAGAGCGTCACAGATTTTAAATCAAGCTGAAAAAGCCGGTGGATTAACAATTTCATCTGGCGAAAAAACTCTTCTTGAGCAAATTACCAACGCACCAGAAAAGTTAGATTTTGGAACAGCACATGAAATTTTATCTAATTTTAAAGCACGTCAAAGAGATTTAAAATCATCTACTTCTCCTGATACTAAATTAGATGCTCAATTAAGTTCATTTATTAGCACAATTGAAAAACAGATGGATGCTGCAGGTTCTAAAATTGAAGGATCAGCATTGTCTTTCAACGGAAGAATACCAGAAGAAACAACTACAAAACTAGCCGATCAATATAAATTTTACTCAAAGTTGTATAGAGAAAGTATTACCGATTTATACACAGATACAACTGCTAAGTTATTAAATAAAGATCCTGAGTTTGTTGGAAAGACTATTTATCAAAGCGGCAATGTGACGGCTTTTGAAGAAACAAAGAAAGCTCTTGGTCGTGCTAAACAACTTGATCCTAAACTAAATGTTACAGATACACTAAATAGTGTACGTCGTGGCTACGTTGAGAATCTACTTAAAAGTGAAGGAACTTTAGCTACATTGGGTCAAAAGATTGAGTCCGATGAAGCCATTCGTCGTACGTTTAATACAATATTAACTAAAGACCAGCAAACTAATGTAATGAAACTGCTAAAAACAGCAGAATTATCTGCAGTTCGTCCTGATCAAACAGCACCTTTGTTTTTTGCAGCGCAACAAGCTCAAGCGGTTACTGGTGTACTCGGAGCAGGAGCATTAATATTTGATGCAGACGCTCAAAAAGCAGCCGCAAATAGTCCCTTTGCAACTGTTGCGACAGCCGGTGCAGTATTCTTAGGTCCTCGATTTATTGCTAAAGCCATTACTAATCCAGAAGCAACGAATGCGGCTGTGGCGATGCTAAAGCAACAAGAAAAAGGCTTACCAATCACAAGAAACTTAGCTGCTAAAGCATTCCAAGCGTTTGAAAAAGCTAAAATTACAGCAGAAGATTTAGTTCGACCAACCACAGAAACAACATCTCCAGCACAAACAGGTTTAACAGATGCTGAAAAAGAAGAATTGATTCGTCTTGAAAAAGAACTACAATAATAAGAATATGATTCCATGTCCGACCAATTTGGTTTTATCGAAGGAGCAAAGTCTGTAACCAGTAGCATGGACGCTAGTCGTGAGGCTAGTAAGTCCATTACTAAGAGTATTGTCGATGTACAGAAGGACGCTGCAGCAGTAGCGCAGCAGAAAGACCTAGAGCGTAAAAGACAGATACGAGAAGCACAGGTCTTTAAAGAGCAGTATTTTAAGAGAGCAATGATGGAATGGCAACGCCAAGAAACCATCCGTATCGAGGAAGCTAAAGTCAAAGCTGATTTCATTAGAAAGCATGGAGCTAAACGCTGGAGTGAAATCGAATCCATTAAACAAAAGATAGAGAAACAAGACAATGAACTTACTAGAGAGTTTAAACAAGATTTGGCAAAGGTTCGTAGAGCAATGTTCATGTGCTATGCAGTGGCTGCGGTCATTGCTTGGTATCTAACTTGGGGGTATAAACAATAATGTTACCATTAATGGCACTATTCGATGTTGGGATGAAAGTCCTAGATAAATTCATTCCTGATCCAGAAGCTAAGGCTAAGGCGCAGAAAGAGTTGCTACAGATGCAACAAGAAGGTAAGTTAGCTGAGTTAAACGCTGACAATATCGAGGCACAAGAACTTACAAAGCGTCAAGAAGCAGACATGGCTAGTGATAGCTGGTTGTCGAAGAACATACGACCTATGACGCTAGTCTTTATTCTTCTTGTCTATTCTGCCTTTGCTACGATGTCCGCATGGGATATTGAAGTCAACAACAACTATGTTGAACTATTAGGTCAATGGGGAATGTTGATTATGTCCTTCTATTTCGGCGGACGTACGCTGGAGAAGATAATGGATATGAAGAAAGGTAAAGATGAACCTAAGCCCTAATTTCACCCTAGAAGAACTAACCTACTCTGAAGTAGCAGAGCGTAAGAACCTAGATAATACCCCTAATGCCAGTGAGGTTGCTAATCTAACTCGATTGGCAGCTCTGCTTGAGCAGGTTAGAACCCTCCTAAACAAGCCAATAATGATTAATTCTGGCTTTAGGTCTAAACCAGTCAATGACTCTGTCGGTAGCAAGGACACTAGCCAACATAGACTAGGTTGTGCTGCTGATATCAGAGTCCCCGGAATGACCCCTAAACAGGTCGTAGAGGCGTGTTTGGCTTCGGATATACCCTTTGACCAAATCATCGAAGAATTCGGCTCTTGGACGCATATAAGCGTTTCTAACGGTACTTCCGACAAGCCCCGTAGACAAGCCCTAATTATTGATAAGGCTGGTACTCGGAATTTTAGTTAAAAAGAACCCCGCCGAAGCGGGGCTAAAGGGGTAAATATGACTTTCTGGGTATTAGGTGAACCTGCCGCCTCAGCCGTCGTGGGGTCTACTGAACATGATTCTGATGATTCCCAAATCGATAGCGAGATGGGATTCTTCATCAAAGTCAGGAACATACTCAAATCCTACGCTGAACCCAGTAATGAAGTATAAGTTTATCATCATTTGACTGGACAAGCTCCGCTGGCACACTCGTCGCCGCCATCAAACAACGCTTCATCAACATGAGTAATCAGTTGTGTCGAAGCTACCAAAGCATCATACGCTTCTTTAGTAATCTCCTCCAAAGGCGCTTGGTGAAAGCCGTGTTCATTGTGTAGCAAGAATGACAAGGACTTGTGATTGTTCTTGTAGTTCTTCGCTAAATACTTCTGAATCTCAGGCAATTCTTCCTTACGATAGTACACGGTGCAGGATACGCTATTGTCTGACCAGTTAGCCTGTAGCCACTTCACTACTTCCAATTGATCGATAGCGGTCATCTCAGCAGCAATCTTAGTACCTTCAGGATAACAGAATGGGAATGATACAACCATTGTGCTGTGATCCTCAGAACCATCGAAGTGACGCTGATACTCTACCGGATAGCCATGCTCACGACATACCTGCACCAACGCATGATCTGCAGCGATACGAATACGACGAATCATATATTGTGAGTATGCTGGATGGCATCCTGAAGTAACTCCCGGAAGCAACGACAAAGTACCGCTAGGTTTAACTGTTGTCAACTTGACAGACTCAGGAAAGCCATGCTCATGACTGTACTTGAAGTCAAACTCACGAAGACGGCGATAGGTATCATTTAACCAGCTACGCTGCTCTTCAGTAGCTTGCAACACACCTGTTACACCAATACCCATCCGCATATTCTTGTGAACAATGTCTTCTGTCTCTTTGAGATGGCAAGGCAGTGCAAGGCTATGCTTGTTAATGCGGTACAGCAATTGGCAAACATCTAATAACTGTTCTTTGCTATCGATGTTAGGCAGATACACTTCTGCTAAGCAGCAAGTCTCATAAGCAGCTAAAGACTGTTCTGCACAAGGATTGTATCCCATGACATCTGGATCAGGATAATCAGTCTCACCTAAACGACCAATCTTGCGAGAGAGTTTTAGATTGATAAGTCCATAAGGCTCTCCTTTGCCCTCATAGCCATCCCAGAAGTACTCATGCAGGTCTTTGATGTCGTTACAGACAACGCTGTTATTCGACATTGCTCTCCATGATGGAATATTTCCCATATCCCAACGCTTAGCAAGCAGGTACTCAACATCGTCAGGATCACCGATGGCAATCTGAGCAGAACGGCGTACATTGCCAGCTACGACAATAGCACCGATAATGTTCATGATGTCAAGGCAGTCAATCGGACGCAACTTCTTACCTTTACGCTTCTCAAGGATGTTACTAATCTTAACGATACCATCACATAAGTCTTCAGGACCAGAAGCAGTACCACCAAAGCCTTTAATCGCCGCACCACGACCACGCACTAGAATAGTGCTGTAGGTAAAGGTAGGATTGGTATCTGCTAGAAACGCCGCTTTGAGCGTCTTGCCGAGAAGTTTGACCCAGCCTTCACGGGAGTCAGGCACAATAAAATCAGCATCAGCGGTAGTAACACGAGTAGGAGCGCTAAAGTTAGAATTGACCGGAGGAAGTTTATCAACGTGTTGCCTCTGAATGTTATAGCCAACACCTGAGCCAAGCATCAGCAAGTCCATCGCCCATGTGAAAGGACGGACGGGTTGATCGATGACAGTAAATGCACAGTTCTGTAGACTTGCTAATCCTAGACGACCAACTGTCTCTGTCCCCATTTGCCATAAGAATCGTCCAGCAACAGTGCCTTTCAATTCCATTAAATACTTCCGTAGACGCTCTTGCTCATCTGCGTCAAAGTTACAGCCTAACTGATCGTTAGAGGCTTTAATAACCCTTTCAACTGTATCTGTAAATTCTTCTGTCGGAGACTTTGGATCTCCTTCGTTTAATCTCCTTGCGTATGTGCGTTTATATGTAATGTATCCTACAGTGCTAAAGGGTGTGTTATATGTCATTCGACTTCTCTTTCTAGTTTATCAAAATTGTCTTCAATTAAATCTACAAATCTCTCAACGAGATCCTCAGATGATATATCAAGAAGCTCTAACAAGTCAACTTCATTTATCTGCTTTAGTCTGTCTTTTAGATCGTGTATTGTTAGTGCCATCTTTCTTTACCTTCTTTGGTTGTTGAAAATACTGTATTGCTTTGTTTAAACCTTCCTCCCATGTATCAAACCAAACGGTCTTCATACTATCATACCAGTAGGTGTTTTCACCTTTAGGATACCATCTCCAGCAAGCTAGTTTGTCTTTACCAATTAAGTTTACTACAGGAACTCCCACTGATCCAGCACAGTGCGCTATTCCAGAATCGACAGAGATTACGCCATCAAGAGTTTGTAATTGATCTGCGGTATCGCTCCAATACGGAGAAGTTAAGAATCCTTCTTTCTCCTGTAACGATACCCAATCAAATTCAGGATGCTCTCGAATAAATCTTGACATAATCTCTAAAGGTATTTTCTTTCCATTCATATTCCAACTATTGTTTGTAGTCTGATAACAGTAACCTAATAATGGTTTCTTTCTTATAGGCTTGACAATATCTGGATTACGAAATATACCTTCACTGCCATACATTTTCTCGACAGGAACTGCAGGAATAACCCTGTGTTCCATTAAGAAATACGGCAATGACATTACTTTAATGCGTACTGCATTGGGGAAAGACTCCCCCGGACGGTAAAAACCGTTGTGATTTGGAAGTCTTTTAAGTAAGCGAAGTACATTGTCAGGAAATAACAACTTTACCTGTTTAATACCTGCTTTAGGAAGTAGCGGAATAAAGCGACTAAACTGCATAATGTCGCCCCATCCTGCTTCGCTCCACACGATAGCATTCTTGCCTTTACACTCCATGCCGGGAATCCAAACAGGAGATTTATCGAACTCAGTTTTGACCCCTTGTGGGAATCTCAAATTCGGTAAAGAACGAAGTTCGTGCAGATAGAAACCATATTCCCAATCGCCTTGCTTAATCAACTCCATCCCCTGTTGATAAGCTGGATTGGCGGCTTCTTGGTCTCGAATTCCGTAGAAGTTAATCCTACGATTCTTGTTTAAGTGTATCATGAATAGTAGTTTTTGTCAATAGTTTCGTAGTTCGCAATGAGAAATTCTATGTAATGCTTAGCCTTTTCAAGGTCCTGCACACCATTCTTATATGGGAACCGAAGTGAGTACTTAATGACATTGGCTGTCCAAGGATCTAGCTTGTAAGCCATGAAAATGTCCCAAGGCTGGATTTCAGCGACTTGGTAATGGTCTCCCCCAACCTGTTTATGATCGGGGCTTACGGACTCGTTTATGCGGTCTATATAGTCTTTTAATTGCATTGCTTTACCTCTACGGACGATTTGATTGATTTTGTAGATTGCGACCAAGTTCCACAAGAAGAACACTGATAGCGTTGATAGGTTCCGGTACTAGAGATCGAAGTGCCTCGTTTCTGCAAGCGAGTCGAACCACAATTAGGGCAAACATGATCGTCAGCAAACAGATTGTAATTAGGGTGATTCCGAATCCAAGGACGCAAAGAGTTATACAACGACTCAAGTAAAACGACATCTTGTATATTATATTGCTCCATCCGCTTCCAAGCATCTTTATCTCCGTTCATGCACTTAACCCAAAGTTCGTGTCCTTCGTGTTCGTGTTTCTTACCAAGGTTGAGTCGCTGTGCTACATAATCCAGCTTGTTACTAGGAAACCTAAAGTTGCTACGAACAACACGCAATAGGTCAATTTGTTTATAAGGCGATGGTGGATTAAAACTATGTAATAAGAATTCCTTGTTAAGAGTAGGAATGTCAAACTTAGTACCATTGTAATGAACCACAGCGTCTGCATCGTTGAGAAGACCATGAATGCCTTTTAACATTGTTTTAGGTTTAGATTGATGAACAGAATCAAATACAACCTCTTTATCGCCTAACCACTTTGCCGCATAGCACAAGACATAAGAAGATTCCATTAACTGATTGATGCTGACGTTTTGCTGCCACAGACCCCAAACATGGGCTGTGTTAGGACTAGACTCAATATCAAGCAATAGGATTTTCATAGGAGATTCCATTTCTGTTCTTTCCAGAAGTAGATATTATTTTGATCATCTATTCCGAGAACAGTAAAGTTATCTTTGTCGCCAATTACTTTCCATTCTTTAATATTAATCATGACCATTCCTCATCCATTTTATTGAAGTCAAACTCTTCTTGAACTTCACTGTTCTTTCCTAGAAATGCTTCCCATGCTGCTGTAGGAATAGCGTGTTCATATCCACGATCAGACCAATTAGCTGAGTCGCTAATGAACTTCATCTTTTGAGTAATATCGTATCCGTACTTTGCTGAAATAACATCCGCACAGGCTAGGATAATATCCAACCATGTGTGATCCTCATCAAACTCGATTGTACGGCTTACATTGTCTGAATTATCGCTTAGACTTACTTGTAGACTTAACATTCTTAGTTCCTTTCTTGGGTTCAAACTGCTCGTTAAACATACCTAATGATTGCTTTAACATCTGATTAAAACCAAACTCGATAAAGAAGCAACGCTCTTGTTCAGTCATATCGACCTGAAGTTCAGCGCCACCATCTTCACGCTCTTTCATCTCTAATACTTTCATTTACTCCTCCGTTAAATAGAACACCAGCCACAGGTTGAACTGTCATCAACTTTATCTGAGAATGAACCAGTTTTTAACAAATTCCGAATATCTCGTGTTTGATGTATTTTAATCAATTTATTAGTATTCGTCTTATCTGCCAAAAAGCTATCTTCTAATTCAACTAATTTCTCAATATGTTGACGACCTACTGGGTCTTTTGCTGCCATTTCCCAATCGGCTTTTTTAGCTAATAAACAAGGATAGCATCCTACTCGTGCTGCACCTTTCCCATATAATTCATTAACTTTATGTCCACGCTTTTTTAATTCTTCAAATACTTGTTCTTCAGTAAAAGAAACAATCGGCAAAGATACTTTAACATTCTTAAATTTCTTGCCATATTTACCGGATAAGTCAGATAAAGCAAATACATCACTACCATTTAAATCGCCATATTTACTAGCTCTGGCATTGCTTTCGTTTGCCCTCATTCCCATCCATATTAAACAAGAGTTCTCGTCTAATAAATTATTAGCTGCAAGCCATTTACCGAATGGAACTTGTTTAAGCTCTCCAGTGCATGACCTTGCTAAATTATTTGGAAAATACTTCTGTTTTTCAATTAAATCAAAAACATCTTTATATTTATCAGATTGTGTGTATTCTATTTTAATGCCATAGAAAGTTTCCATCCATTCAAGATGTTGATATGTTAAAGGATGATCGTAACCAGTGCTTTGATGCACAGCTCTAATCATTTCTTTTGGGTGTGTTTCTAAAGCAATAGCAAGACATAGTTGAGAGTCTTTACCACCGCTTACTGGTACTATCAGTGTTTTATAATTCATACTTTTATTAACTCCTCGCTATTAAATCAAAGAATACTTCTGCATCAACAACAACTAAAGGCTTCTTACCGTTTTGCTTAACAACAGCAACTGGTTCATGGTTGCCGTGTGTCTTTGCTTGTTCATAATAATTGTAAACCGCTACTTTAGCAAGGCTTTTACATTCAAACTGATACGGTATTGCGTCTCTTGCCGCTGGACTTAGCTTGACATCTTCCCCTCCGGCTCCCATTGACGTGCTTACGAGGTCTCCTTGGCGTAGTTGCGGGAACCTTCTTTGCAACTGTTCTACTACCCACTTTTGCAGGTTTCTTCCCTTTGCTTTTGCTGACTGCGGTTTCATTCTTTGTTTCCTCTAACTGTTGCGTCAATATCCACGACTTAGGAATGCTGATACGATTATTGCATTCATGATCCGATACAGTTCCTGCGACACAGATTGCATCGTCAGTTTCTCCGACAAGAAATCCAACAGTAACGCATTGTGCAATATCTACTTTAGGCTCATCCCAACCTGCATCGGCTTGAGCATCAATCCAAGTGATCTTAATCACCGGACAATCTTGTAACTTCATTTTACTGGCGGCTGCCATACTTGCTTCTCCTCTCTAAGAATCCATAATAAACGAGCATTTTCAAGCACTCTGGCTTCGTCGCCATCGTACGCTTTCAATACAGCTTCGTACATCTCTAATTGTGTATT